GACGACCCTTTGGACTAGGGCGTGATTCCTTCACCTATCTCGTTGCTCGTTTGAGTATTGAGACAGGAATCGCGCCACAACATTTGATTGAATTAGATTCGGCAATGTTCAAGGCAATGCTGGATGGACTCAAAGACAGAGCAAAGGAGATCAACGATGCCAGTAAGCGTCAAAGGCGTAATTGAACTCCGTAAAGCTCTCAATGCGTATGCTCCTGACTTGGCTAAAGAACTAACCAAGGAAATAGGCGCATCTCTCAAAGTTCTTCAATCAGATGCTCGCGGATTCGTTCCTTCGACACCACCAGGCAATCTCTATGGCTGGGATGAAAAGTCTAAAGGTCGCAAGATAACTAAACGCAATTCAGCCTTTCGTCAATTCAATACTGAAGGTCGTGTACGTTTATTTCCACTTTACAATGCTCAAGTTATCAAAGCTGGTATTGTGACTCGCACTGGATACAGCAAGCCTAATGCTCGTGGATTCCGTTCTCTCTTTCGTATTAAGAATAACTCAGCCGTTGGTGCTATTTATGAAACTGCTGGTCGCAAGAACCCTAATGGTCAGCCTTGGGTTGGTAAGGGTGCTGGAAGTAATAGTTACTCGCATTCAACTAATCCTGATGCTGGCCGTAACTTTACACAGCGCCAAGGCAAACTCTATGGTACAAAAAAAGCGAACGAAGATATGCGCGGTCGTTTGATTTATCGCGCTTGGGAAGCAGACCAAGGAAAACAGATTGTGGCTATATTCAAAGCCATCGAACTCACAGACGCTAAGTTCAAAGCTCGTACAGCCATCGTAGATGTAAAGAGGACAGCATGAGCAATGTAGTCATTGATATTGCAGCAGAGTTCACTGGTAAGAAAGGCTTCACAGCTGCACAAACTGCCACAAGCAAACTTCAAAGCAGTGTCAAGAAACTTGGTTATGCATTCGGAGTTACCTTCGGGGCTAGGGCGCTACTTCAGTATTCTAGCAAAGCAGTAAAAGCATTTGGTGAGCAACAAGCAGAAACTGCTCGTCTGGCACAGAGCGTCAAGAACCTTGGATTGCAATATGGCTCAGGCGCTGCTGAGGCTTATCTAAACACTCTTGAAAGAATCACTGGAATCAATCGTGACCAGTTGCAACCTGCTTATGTGAAGATTCTTCAAACCACTGGCTCACTTACTAAATCACAAGAGATTCTAAACCAAAGTCTCGATGTCGCAGCTGCGACGGGTATTGACGTGGTTTCGGTGAGCCAAGCCTTGAGTCAGGCATATGTAGGAAATACTAAAGGCTTACGCGCTCTCAATTTAGGATTTACTAAAGCAGAACTTGCTAGTTCTACTTTTGAAGATATACAAAAGAGACTCACACAACTTTTTGCAGGACAAGCCAAGATTGCAGCAGCGACTTATGCAGCGCAAATTGGTAAACTATCTATTGCATCAGAGAATGCATCTGAGGTAATTGGTAAGTCTCTTATTGGTGCATTGCAGTCATTATCTGGTGATAAGTCAGTGGACACTCTTGGTCTATCGATTGAGAACGCAGCAGCTTCAACTGCTAACTTTATTGATTCAATCGTTTATCTAAAGGGAGAACTTGCGTCCATTCCTGGTGCTGGAATCCTTGGAGCAATCTTTGGTTTCGGTGGAAACGTCTTAGGCAGATTTAGTCCTCAAAGGGCTGTTGAACTTATCAAAGAAATCAAAGGTCTCAATAAGCCTCGTGGTATGAGTACCACTCTTTCCAATCAGGATCTAACTGCATCTAATAAAGCAGCTGCTGATAAAGCTGAAAGGGATGCCAAGAAGCGTGCTGACCAGATAGCAGCAGCTAATAAAGCTGCTCTGAAACTTGCTAAAGATAACGCTCTGCTCAAAAAGGCATCAGCCATCTTTGACCTTGCACAGATTCAGATTGTTGCAGCACTCAAAGGCAAAGTATCAGAAGAAGATCGTAAGCGCCTGGAACTACAGATGGCACTTATCGGTGGCAACGCAGATGAAGTGATGCGTGTTGCCAATGAACTTGCCAATGTCCAAGGCAAGACTAAAGAATTATCTATCTATTTGAAGAACTTGCCTAGCGCTAAGAATCCATTTACTGAATGGTTAGATTACCTAGAAAAGATAGCAGCGCAGATTGCTAAACTGGGCATTCCTGTTCAAGGGCAACCATCGCCACCTAGCGCACCAGTTACTACTCCAATGACAAATAATCCAATGGCTAGCGCGGTAGGCGAACAATATGCTAGCGCCTACCAAGGACAAGCTGGTGGCATTGCCAGCAACCTACCAACAGTAGTCAATATCTATCCACAAGGTAACGTCATTACAGAGCGCGACCTTGCAACAATGCTAGGTGCATCTTTAGAAACATCTTCTCAATCAGGCGGTTCTGGCGGTAGTTGGTCTGGCGTTAGGGTTCTCTAATGGCCTTGCCAGCAACCCTTACCGTAACTATCAACTTTTCAGATGGCCCGATATTTGGTGTCCCATTTACTATTGGTGATCCGCTTTACGGCAAACTTGGTGGCATAGGAACTTTAGGCGCAAGTACGACACCAGCACTCATTGCTGACGTAACATCACAAACAATTAAGATAGACACACGCAGAGGCAGAAACATCAACCAAGACCTTTATGAGGCAGGCACTGCTGTTATACGGGTATTAGACCCTAATGGTGACTTCAACCCTCAAAACACTTTATCGCCTTACTACACCTACCTACAACCTCTCAGGAAAGTACGCATTACTGCTGACAACGGTACTGCTTACAACATCTTTTCAGGTTATACAACTGATTACCGTTACACCTATCCAGTAGGGCAAGACATTGCTTACGTGGACATTTCCTGCGTAGATGGATTTCGGTTGTTCAACATGTCTAACATTACGACAATTACTGGCGGTGTAGCATCAGAGACAACTGGCACACGTTTAGGCAGGATTCTAGACATGGTGTCATGGCCTTCAAGCATGAGAACAATTGCAACTGGCAGTTCAACTTGCCAAGCCTCATCTGTTGATACTTCTGTTCGTTCAGTGCTTCAAGCAGCTCGTAATGTAGAACAGTCAGAGTATGGCGCTTTCTACATGGATCCTAGTGGCATTGCAGTGTTCAAGTCCCGTTCACAAGTATTATCCGCAGGTGCTGCCTCACCCACCGTATTTAATCAAGATGGCAGTGGTATCAACTACGCTAATGTCACTTTTGCCTTTGATGACAAGCAAGTAGTCAATAACGTATCTGCACAACGCACTGGTGGTACTGCTCAAACTGCAACCGACAGCGCAAGCGTCACAACCTATTTTACCCATAGCCTTTCATACTCAAACTTAATTGTTGAGTCGGATGCAGAAGCCCTGAACATAGCCAGAGCCTATGTAGCATCACATAAAGACACAACAATACGAATTGATTCCATGACTCTTGATTTGATGACTGGTAGTTACACAGCCGGAGTCACAGCAGCTCTTGACCTTGATTACTTTGACCAAGTTCAGATAACTAACACACAGCCCGGTGGATCTACAATAACTAAGACTCTCCAAGTCCAAGGCATCGCTCATGCGATTACACCTAACACTTGGAAAACAACCCTAACGACCCAAGAACCTATTCTCGATGGATTCATCATAGGAAGTTCCCTATACGGTATCCTTGGCACTAGCGTTTTATCATACTAAGGAGTAATAAATGGCAACAGGATTTCCAGCAATAACTGGTGACGTGATGAGCGCAGCAATGTTCAATGGACTTGTTGCTTTTACATTGCAAACAACACAGACTGCCGATTACACAGCAGTTCTTGCAGATTCATATCAAACACTTATCCAGATGAACAAAGCAACGGCAATTGCTTTCAAGATACCAACTAATGCATCTGTTGCTATTCCCATTGGATCATGTATCACTGTCCTAAACATTGGCGCAGGTGCATTGACAATTTCAGCAGTAACATCAGGAACAACAACAGTTCTTTCAGCAGGCGCAACTGCGGCATCTCCGACTCTTGCACAATATAAGAGTGCGGCTTGTATCAAGGTTGCAACAGATACTTGGTATGTCGTGGGAGCAATCGCATAATGATTGGAGCAATCACAGCGGGTATTTTGGCTCCACAAGTTGCACCTAAACCAGTTGTAACAGGTGGAACTGTAACTAACGATGGAACTTATTATTATCGCACTTTCACTGCCAATGGGACGCTGACTGTTACAACTGCTTCAATATCATGCGATTTATTTATCGTTGCAGGTGGCGGTGGTGGTGGACTTGGGACTAGATTAGTAGATGTTGGTGCAGGTGGCGGTGGCGGTGGATTGCGTGCTTTGACTTCACAAGGTTTTTCACCAGCTGCTTATTCAGTAGTTGTTGGAGGCGGTGGCGCACAAAATACTGTTGGTCAAAATTCTTCAATCAATTCATTTTCTGCATCAGGTGGTGGATTTGGTGGGATGCTTGGCAATGTAAACGGCGGAGCTGGTGGTTCTGGTGGTGGCGGTCGAGGTTCCGCTCCTACTGGTGGTACTGCTGGAAGCGGTAACGCAGGTTCTTATTCACCCGTTGAAGGTTACAATGGCAGCACAGGAAATAATCAAGCACCAAACTACGGCGGTGGAGCAGGTGGTGGAGCAGGTGCAGTCGGTGGTACTCCATCTAGCACTGCAGGTGGTGTTGGTGGAATTGGTTCTTATAGCGCAATTTCAGGTGGAGCAACTACTGGTGTAGGAGTTTTATCGGGTGGTAATTATTACTTTGCAGGTGGTGGTGGCGGTGGCGTTTATCAGGGTGGCACTGGTGGCGCTGGTGGAACTGGTGGAGGCGGTAAAGGCGGCAACGCTGCTACTGGTGGTGTAGCTGGAACTGCAAACACAGGCGGTGGTGGTGGCGGTGGCGGTTCCAATGGAGCTTCTGGTGCTGGAGCTTCTGGTGGCAACGGAGTCATCGTTGTCCGTTATCTAATGTCGGCGGTGTAATGATGAGTCATTGGGCAGAAATAGATTCTGATAATAAAGTTATTCGTGTAACTGTTGGTGACAACAATGAGCCAGATGAAGGCTATCAATGGTTGATGGATAATCTTGGTGGTACTTGGGTCAAGACAAGTTACAACGCTCGCATAAGAAAAAATTACGCAGGAGTTGGATTTTTCTATGATGAATCAAGAGACGCATTTATTTCACCAAAACCTGATTGTCACCCTGATTCAGTTACATTGAATGAAGAAACTTGCAAATGGGTTTGCAGCGCTACACATATAGGGATTCTCAGTGAAGCCACGTCTGAGTAAAGCTGCGTCTCAACTAAGGTTACAGATAGATGATTCCTTCGCGGATAGAGATAGAACATCAGACGGCTGGGTTGGGGATACCCGACATGGTCGAACTGTCTCTGATCACAATCCAGATGCTGAGGGCTGGGTACGCGCCATCGACATTGATGCTGACTTGTCCAAGCAAAAAGGACAGTCCGTATATCTGGCAGATCAGATACGACTTGCTGCTAAGAATGGCGAACGGCGAATTACTTACGTTATCCACATGGGAAAAATTGCTAGTTCAAAGAAGTCTTGGGCTTGGCGCAAATACGATGGCATCAATGCTCACAACCACCACATTCACATCTCGTTTGCGAAAGAAGCTGACATTGATGGTGAGTTTTTTCAGATACCTATGCTAGGGGGAACAGATGAATGAACTAAAGACAGCAGCAGGTTCTTGGGCTAGAGCCTTTCTTGTATCGGTGCTTAGCCTTTACGCAGCAGGAGTGACAGATCCAAAAGCACTAATTGCTGCCGGACTTGGCTCATGCTTACCACCAATCATTCGTTGGTTATCTCCAACAGATAAGGCAATGGGTATTGGTAAGAATGACATCTAATGACATGTTCACTATCTACATTGCCACGCTTGGCATCGTAGGTGGACTTGCAGGTTATGTAATTACACACCTGCTTGGTGAAATAAAGCGCCTCAATGCGCGAGTCGATGAGATTTACAACATACTTCTTGAGCGATAATTATCGACATGGCGAGGACTCGTAAGAAGGTCATAGACCTTGATACTTATTCTAAGTTAGATGCTTACAGCATTGCCATGCATGAGTTCTACAAAAGCCTTCGCAGGGCTGGCTTTGCTGTTGATTTATCTTTAGCAATTATCTCAGATCGTGCAACTTATCCTGACTGGCTTCTTCCTGCGTTGCCTAACAAAATCGACTCAATCCCATACGAAGATGATGAGGATGAATGATTCACCGCACTGTAGTCGTATCAGATTTACAGGTTCCGTATCACGATGAAGTCGCAGTCAAAAACCTTGGGGCGTTTATCCGCGCTTGGAAGCCTCACAAAGTCGTCACGATTGGCGACGAAATCGACTTACCACAAATCTCACGATGGACTGAAGGAACGCCAGGCTGGTACGAGCAGACTCTTGGAGAAGATCGCGACCTTGCTGTTCAGACATTATACGACTTACAAGTAACAGACATGATTCGGTCTAACCACACAGACCGCTTATACAACGTAATCATGAAGAAGATTCCAGCATTCTTGTCATTACCTGAGATGAAGTTTGAACGTTTCATGCAGCTAGATGAACTAGGGATTACATTCCATAAGAAGCCTATGGCCATTGCACCTAACTGGATTGCTATACATGGAGATGAACAGGGCATCAACCCTAACGCTGGCCTTACAGCCCTTGGTGCAGCGCGTAGGCATGGCAAAAGCGTCATATGTGGACACACTCATAGGGCAGGGCGTAGTGCCTTCACAGAGGCTTCTGGGGGCGTTTTAGGGCGTGTTATCCATGGGGTTGAGGTTGGTAACCTAATGAACTTCAAGCAGGCTGGATACACCAAGGGAACGGCTAATTGGCAACAGGCCTTTGCAACCATCGAGACTGACGGTAAGCGTGTCAATGTTCAGCTTGTTTATATTGAAAAAGATGGCACTTTCCTTGTCAGTGGTAGGCGCTATGGAAAGCCTCGTTGATTCGATAGTGCCACTAAGACCTACGCTCGATGAGGCAGTAGATCTTGGAGAATCGTTATCATTTCGTTATCAAATGTAATTGATTCTGTCAGTTATCTGTGAGACCGTAAAGGTGTGAAGGTCGAACGAACCGACACACTAAGGGCTAAA